GGGTTGTCAGCTTCCGCAGCATTATGTCGCGCTTCGCAATAGGCTCTATAGTCTGGCAAACGCCAACTACCACCACGACCGACGTACTCCATGAAAGATGGACAGGCAGGACAATGCCTAATAACATCCCTAGTACCTTTCCCAAGAGAATGGGCCGTCACTTCACTTTCTTCGTCTGAAGTGTCAGAGGTGTCTGTAACATACTCTAAAGAGCCAGTGCTGTCCGTGGATGTATCCGTTAGATCGGTGCTGGAAGAGCTGGCGCTCTGTGTGATACTACGCAATGCAAAGTCAATGTTGCTATCGAAATCGCTTACCACTGTTGATTCTTCTTCCGGCACAGGAGGTAACTTTTTGGCGTAACGGCCTAAGGCTTTCACCTTCACAATGCCACATTTCACAGGCTCATCCCCCTCAAACGTAACTCTGAAATCCTTCGCTTGCACCTCTTTAATCACATCTTTGCCATACAACTTACGATAATAAGTCGTATTGTGGACAAATGGGAATATGACACTACCGTCCTCACCAAGAGTGCAAAGCATTTCAGGCTCCAGTAGTTTGGCCTTTCGGCCCATGACACAGAGCCAATTTTTGAATTTCAACCAGAAACTCAAGTGACTGTCTTCATCTATCTCCCATGATGTACCATACACTGAACCGTCATCTGAAGGTTTGACCACCACTTTAATGGTTGGGAAAATCTGCACCGGATCAAAGTGATCTAAAATTTTCCTATTGCGTTTCATATACCTAACGCTAGTCAGTTTCTGAAACAGTCGATGTATATGTCCGATGGTTTTGTAATGCACCTCCTCAGCTAGCGAATTGTAACATTTGCTCGCCAAATCACACACAGTGGCCTGCGTGGCACACTCCATTACCACTTTCACCAAAAGTTCCTTGGTTGAATGAGGGCAGTAAACTTTGGGATCACTAAGGAACATGCGTAATTTAGCCCATTGATTTTCAGGTTTGTCACTGACCAAAGTCTTAGCGTACTCAAACATCTTAATGAAACTATCGACTTTGACTGGCATTACGTCAGGTTGATTCCGGAAGACTCTAGGCAAAGGCATCATGGCGAACTCAGTTTCCACCAGAAACTCTGGCGTGGCAATATGATACGGGTAAAACATCTGTAATCGCAGATTGCCTTTCTTGGCCACGACGCCACCATTCCACACAACATCGCCCTTCGTGTCTCGAACTTGACGTAACAGCGTCATCGTAGGATCGTAAGGCTGTTCGTACTTGCCACCAGAATCTTCTTCTGGGATGTAAATCAACACCGGGTCTTTCCCCTTGCGTTTTTCCACCCGCCATTCAACATATTCCGGCTCTGGAGAGATCGGAAATTCCAGAGAAAGCAAAGGGAATATATTACTCATGCCAATACATCGCAGATTGGGATTGCGATATTTCACCAAAACCATCCAGTAGGGGGACAAATAATGACCACTCTCGTCACAATACAACATAGGAGTGTCAATTTTCGGAATGTCCCAAACAGGCTCAGGCACTGAGTTAGTTCCTGCGTAACGACCAACGTCCCTCAAGTCAACAATAGGATTTATTAATTTCAGGCGATATGTGCCCACCCCATGCAAAGATTCAACGGCTCTGGAAACCATATTGAAATGGCTTTCCTTCATGCCCAAAAAAGTGCAATCTGACTTGATATATTTAGGTAATTCAACCAAGTAAACCCAGCGTCGTATGGCAGCATGTATCGGATGGGGATGATCTTCACCGTAATCTTCCAACCAAGGGATAGCTAACTGTTCCATCAAATGCTGATTCTTCTTAGGGATCTTATAAGGGCACAATTTAATCACTGAATCAATGCTATCACGAACCAAAGGTTGCAGTAGTTTTTCCAAAGCCCCGCTAACTTCAGGGCTACGAAAGTTTGCAATATTGGCATTGATAGTGGATCTCGTCGGCGCTCCAACCAATTTGGTTTTCTTGCCGTTGAGCAATTTGGCAAAGTCCAAACCAGTTATATAACCGGGATTTTCGGCAAGCATCTCTGGCACAGTTTTCTCTGTATCGAAATATACATCCTCCATGTGCAAATCGCCGTCAGGTTGCTCGAGCACAAGCCAAATAGAATTCAACTTAGCCCGTTCCCAGACACGATAACGCTCATCTTTCATCAGAGTGACACATCGTTTGCGCCACACTAGAAGAGCTTCCAACAGCTCTTGAGCTGTGACGTCGGTCCGATTAGAGTCTATATGGAAGTAAGAACCGAAAACCCTCTTCCAACAGTCACCACGACCACGGACTCTGACAGGCACTTCGACCATCTCCTGCGGCTCCTCTTCCTTAGCTTCAAGAGCATGATACAAAGCCATAATATCACGCTTAACGAACATCTCCTCAAAGACAGACTCTTGAAAAGCGCTCCATCCAGGAGCATTTGGGTAATCCATATCAGACCAATCTTCAGCGCCAATACGTCGCTTGCTATCACAACTGGTAATAATGGACCACTGCAAAGCTGCCGGCCAGCCTCTCGCAAAACGCATATGAGCCCCCTCACGGACAAACTCAACCTTCAAGTTTCTGGGAACTATGTCATTCATGGCGTAAGCCAGAGAAACATCTTCAATGAAAGGCTTGCTACCTAACTCTTCGGCCATTGCTTTTCGCATGACCTTAGGCACTGCTTTCAAGTAACAGAAACCCGGCTTCTTAGCTAAGTTT